CAAACGAGGTGATTAAAATGAAAATTGATTACATGAACACTGAACAGTTGTTATTTATGGTAAAGCAAGAAAAAATGCTTTTCGGATATTTGGCGGTTCGTTATCCGACAATTGAGGAATACTTCTATAACGAGGATAGAAAAGAGTTGCACATAAAACTTGAAAATGGCGATTCTTTTTTTGAAGAAATCTGCATTGAAGATATGTTCGGATTTTCCCCGATAAGCAGTTTGCAAGGGAAAAAAGAGTGGATTTCAAGACTTGACGAAGAGCAGAAAGAAGATTTTATCAATTCTCCGCTTTATCATGTAGCGTAAAAAATACCGTTAAGATATTTATAAAAATATTTTGACGGTATATAATAAATCACTTTTGGCGGTTTTCCGAGAGGGCTTCGCAAAATCCAATGACAATCACGTAAGAAGCAAAAACCGTTTTTATTTTTATAGGGGGGATAATGACGAAAGAAGAATATTGCAAAACAATCGGATTGAATTATAGCAAAGTGCGAGGATTGCAGTCGAATACGCAATTCTCGTGGGAAGATTGTTTAGACTTGGTAAGGACTGATGGCGATTTCGTTGCGTGGAATGTAAAAAAACAGATTTCGGTAAATTTCAAATGTTTCGACAGTATTTGCGAATTCTTGGAATTGAAAAAAGAAGATGTTCATAACGCTTATGTCATGGGGATTACCGCTAACGGTTGGAATTTCGACAAAACCGAGAATTTTTCAAACAAAATTCACGAAGAGAATGAAAAGTTGAAAAAGGAGATAGCAAGCCTAAAAGACTTCATCGAGAACAATCTAAATAAGGCGATGAACGATATAAAAGAATTGAGAAAGAAGAGAGAGCGTGCCGAGAATCAAAAAAAACAGGGGTAAAAAAATGATTTTGGAGATTCGCAAAAAGATTGACGATGAAATGAAAACAGTCAGTATTATCGGGGGGATTTTTTCTTTTGTTTTCGACGAGGGGAAAAAAAGGCTTTTTATTCATAGCATGAATCCGAACAATACAATTAATCTGCCATGTAAAAATCTTAAATATTCGGTTCATGGAAATATTGTTTTTGCTGAAACAGAATAAAAAAAAAGATTGACAAAATAAAAAACTTGTCATACAATAAAAGCATAAAAAAAGCCCCATGCACATTGATTTCGTGGTGGGGCGGTTATAGGAGATATAGTTATGGATTACAGACCTTTCAAAGACACAAGCGAACTGAATTATTGGTTTATCAAGCATTACTGCAAGGGTACGAAAATGCCGAAAGTGGCGAAGCCCCTTATTTGGTTGAAAGACAAGGATAACGGGGATAAATATCTCATCATCGGATTTTCGGGAATAAAAGATTCGGTGTGTATTGCGTCAAATTGGGTTAAGGTTGAAAAACTTTTTGACGATTTCACATTCTGCGATGATAAGCCGTGCGGAATGCCGATAAAGCTACCGACAAGCACGGAAGCCCCGAAAAAGCCGTCTGACGGAAGAAAGAAAAGAATCTTCGTTGCCAAGCATAAGCCGTTTTAGAAATCAATGTGGGGGTCGGTTTTCGCGAGTTGTGCTGAAAGCGTGGCAGAGTGCAAGTAGATTGCTTCCCTCACTTGTTTCTTTTCGTTTTTCGTGGTAGGGTGTTTATGTACTTCATGTCATAAAAGTATATATCTCCTTATAAAAGATTTGTTATCCCCGATTTCATTTTTTGTATTCGGGGATTTTTTTTGTTTTTTATAAAAGTTATTGACAATATTTTTAACATGGTGTAATATATAACCATAAGGACGGCAAAAAGCCGAGCCAAATAAAACAAATTAAAGAGGTAAAACCATGACAAGAGAAGAAGCAAAGGAAATCGCAGACAAGATATTTAAAGACTTGTTGAATAACAAAGCGGATGAACTCAAGAATTACACAGACGAAACATGGGGTGCGGTAGAAATCCCCGAACTTGATAAGAAAACTATAAAATCCATTTACACGGACGGACTTATGTTGGGGTTTTATCAAGGGTTTTCAGAAGCACTCAAAGCAAGAAGCGAGGGGGTGCATGATGAATTGATAAAGAAAATAAGGGAGCTTGAAGCCGAGGTAGAGGACTTCAAGAAAACGAATCGAGAATTGGCGATAGAGTGTATTGAGTTGAAACAGTACATAGCCGAAAACGAATAAAGCAAAAAGAAACGAACAGAAAACCTCCCCGACAAAATCGGGGGTGCTTTAAGGATTGAAAATATGATTGATTTGAACGAACTGAAAAAAGAGACGTTGAGGATAGCGAAGAAGAGAGAAGAGAACGGAGCGTTTGTCAAAACGAACAGTTTTGAAACGCTGAAACATTGTGCCACCGAGGTTGTCGAAGCGACTCAAGTCTATACGGAGTATGTGTTCGTCAAAGACTCGGGGGTTAGATACAGTACGCATAATCTTGCTAGCGAATTGGCGGACGTGATTGTTTGCGTGCTGAATGTTGCCGAGTTGGAAAAAATCGACATAGAAAAAGCGTTGTTGGATTGTGTCGAAAAGAACAAAAAACGAAGCGAAAAAATCGGGGATAAACTCTAAATGGATTTCGAGGAGCAATTATATGAACGCTTTGAGCGATTCTGCATTATGGTGGATAGCAACATATCAGAACACGAAGCGTTCATGGAAAGCACGAAAGGGGCGGATTTTCGCACCGTGCTTGCATTAAGAGACAGAATACAAAAAAATAAAAAAATAATGCACTAAAATTAAAAATAACGATATAATCAAAGTATTGAGAATTACCAATATAATTACCTTACGTTTGTTTGCCACTGATTTTTCAGTGGTTTTTTTTGTTTATTTTTTTTACAAAACTTATTGACAATATTTTTATTGTGGTGTATCTTATAACCATAAGGGAACGGCAAGCAAGTCGAACCAAACTAAATAAACGGAGGAAGATAATGCAAATAATGTATAAAGTTAATGGAAGACTTTTTGAATCGGAAAAAGAAGCCAAAGAGTATGAAAACTCTGAAAGAATTGCTTTGATTTCAAAAATCAATCAAATGAAAGATTTTGTTTTGCCAAAGGCTTATAAAAGAACAGTAATCGCAAAAGAAAATTTTTCATTAATTTTCAAGATGTCGAAAAAAAGTATAGTTAAACACGCTAAAGAAATTAGCAATATTATACAGGAAGTCGCTAAATCAAAAATTGCATTGGAAATAAAAATCTGTGAGTATAAAAAAATGCGAGAACAACTAAAAAAAATGTAAAAGTCTTTTGAATGGTTTTGTTGTAAATGTCGCCAAAATCTTCTATAATAGCAAAAAAAAGGAGCGTTTATGGCGACATTCGCAGAACTTTCAGAAACAGAAACCAACGAACATCACAAGAATATATTTTCGATTTTGGCAAGAAGAGAGTCCGCCTCCATGGTAGAGGATTCTCCGCATGAAATCGTTTTGGATTCCTCGGAAATCGAGGACATAAGAAACGAAATGGCTGAAATCGTCAAAGATTCGAGGACGGATACGCAGTCGCTAGACGAGATGAAAAAATCGCTCATGCTGAAAGTCCCGAAAAAACTCGAACTTCTGACGAAAGACGGATATTATAACGACATTAACGGAATCGGTACGGATATTGACCCTGCCATGTCCACAGAATCATTTACCCCCGTTTCGTTGCAACCGAACGAAGCCACTGCTTACTATGCGAATGGCGGAATCCCTCAAAGAATCATAGATAAAAAATCGGGTTGTCTGTCTTTGGACGGTGTGCATTTTGCGTGTTCGTCTTTTTCTGCCGAGGATTTGACACGACTTGAAGAGTATGCGGATTCTTGTGGATTTTCGGACGCATACAGAAACGGAAACACACAAGCCCTTATCTATGGTGGTTCGGTTGTCTATCCGATTTTGACAGATGATAATCCGCTATCTTTTGGGGATTCTATCAAACAAATAAAGGAACGCACAAAAGGCAGAAAGAATTTTATCAAGTACTGGACGGTTGCCGATAGGTGGAACTGCGTTTTCGTTCCAAATTACAACATCACGGCTAAAGATTATTTGTTTGCAAGGTCGCTTTTCATTCCGTTGGGTGGTGTTCGTGTCAATACAGAACGAATGGCAATGGTGCGTCCCCGAAAGTTGCCGTTTTGGGGTGCGATACAACAAATGGGGTGGGCGACAAGTGAGTTTGAATCGTGGATAAAGGACTTTGAATCTTATCAGATAATGAAGATGTCTTTGCCTATCATGGCTCAACAGTCATCTTTGATGTATCACTCAATGCCAGCCGATGGTCTGATTATTGAAAACGGTGTCGAGTTCGCCAAAAAGTATTTTGAGGAAAACGAAAAGCAGATGAGGGAATGGAGCATACTTCACCCTCGCACCGTCAACTCAATCGGAGAAATAAAGATACTTGAACGCACATATAGCGGTTATCGGGATTTGATGACTGAATCTCGGCTTGCGTTATGTTCGTCTTCGGGTATCGCTGAATCAATCCTTTTTGAAGAGCAGGCGAGCGGACTTGCTAGCGACAACAAAGAAGATGTTACATTGAAACAGTCGGAGATGATTCGCCTTCTGTTCAACAATGTTGCCCCCTCTTACAAAAACTGCATTGAGTTGCTTGTGTGTTCTTGTTTCGGGGCGGATTCCGAGCAGGCTAAACACGCAAAAGAAGTCAA